GCTATGTTAGACCGCTGGATCTTGATACTATTTGTGTCGTATCTAAACTTACGACGCATCTCGCGGTTTTGATACCGCCAGTTCTGCATGTTGGCTTTATTGATGGCATCAGCTTGTTTCTCAGCTGCAGCATTTTGTTGACTTTGATTTAAAAAACCTAAACCAAAGTTAATAGCCTCTTTGAGTATCAGTTCTAAAGCCATTACTACGCCCTCCTATAATAACGAGAAGAGTAGTTCCCTTCCCAACTCATCCCATTAAGGGATACAGGGAATGGTGAAGTACTATTAATTTTAAGTTGGAAGCTTGTATTACGTTGATGAATAGGCACAGTCAATACAGTATTTTGAATAAGAGGTGCGTTAGTTTCAATATAACGATCTGCTTCCTGTACAGACTGCAATGATCTCCACTCAATAGAACCATACTTCTTTAGGTAGAAGTTAATGGCACCAGTAAGTCCAATGCTAAACTTCATACGTGCAATAGTAAGAGTAGCATTCCAATCAACACTATTCTGCCCTCTATAGTAGTATGTAGGAAGTTCTACATTATACTCAAACTCATAACCAACAATTAGCTTAGCTTCTTGTCCAACCCAGTTACCAGGAATAGTCCAGACACCAGTAGATGGGTCAATAGTAACATCCATAACGAATCCAGCATTAGGATCGTTAGTAGCTGAAGACACGAAGATTTTGGTTAGATCGTTAATGCTTTTAGGGGCAGCAACAGTAATTGTTGGTACAGTCACAGCTACTGGCTTCTTACCAGTAACATGTGTATATGGTTTAGGAATAGTAGATCGTTGAGTAGTAGAGTTGTAGGTAATGGTACCAGCACTAATCACTGGATACAAGAAGTCAAGACGAGCGGTAGTCATCGTAATGTTACCGAATGTCGGGAACCTACTTGTAACAGGAGAAGGTGTTTGTACAGTACTAACAATACCAAGTTGGTAGCCAGCGTTTGTCTTGGTAATAAAGAACAACACGTTCTGGATGATCTCCATGTACTGGATAGATCCAGGCAGTGTCCACTTAAACCAAGCTTGCATCAGCTGCTGCTCACCATTACTGTAAAACTTATACAGGTAGATTGATTTAGTAGTCTCACTGTAAGCAGCAAGTAGTGAGTTCTGAGGGTCAGTTGTAAGCTTCTTTAGATCAGTAGGAATATACTCAGCTACCACCTGACTAATATCAACCGTAGAAGGCGTCTCTGAGCCTCCACGAGGCTGCATACCGAACACTTTGGAGTAAAGGGGCGTACGAGACACGAAAGCCACGTACGAGCCCATATCCTTGGCTTCTACATCAGCAGCACTTTCATACTGACCGATGGTACGAACGATAGAGTCAAATGGAGTAAGGTTACCACTCTCAGAATAAAGCAGGAATTGTTCAAACTGACTAAACATCACCAAACCCTGAGGTCTAGATACAGCAGAGTGAAGAGAACCTACTCGGAAGCTAGAAACATCAACGTCAACTGGATCAGCTGCAGTGATGGTTTGAGCACTGGTATAAAAGAAGTTACTAAAATCTTTAGCAACGCTCATAACAACTGAATCAGAAGACAGGAATGCAAGTCTGTTACTGTTCAGTACACCGTATTTAATACTACGACCAACAAAGGAAGGCAGTGGGTTACCATAGTCATTACCTGTAGCCCTAGGTGCCCAGGTTTCCTTAGCAATAGAGAAGGTATTGAGACCAGTGTTAACTAGTTTATACGGCATAGTCTCAGCATTAAAGCCAGCACTAGCCAGATAGTTTGTACCGTTAACTAGATCCCACCCTAAATCTTCTTCCCAGTAACCTGTACCAGCTCCAGTAGTAGCACCAGCAACACCAACAAACTTAACAAAGTAAGAGTTACGTTCATCAATAGGGTTAATGATCTTTACCCTACGACCATCTACTGTAGTAGCTGAGAGGCGGTTAGCACTAGTTACCTCATCCTGATAGGAGGTAAGGGCTAGGCCACTGTCGCCACCTTTTACCTCAAGAGTAAATGCAGTAGCTTTGGTAATCTCAAGTGAGCTACCATATTTGGTTACTGTATAACCAGCAGCAGCTGTGTCAATGACAGTCTTTAAAGTAGTTAGGACATGATCAAGCGTATCACCTGCAGCCATGGCATGTGTATACGCTGTACCATTTAGGTAAATTGTATAATTACCTTTCTCAATAAAGGAGACAACTACAGTACCACGTGTGCCAAGAGTGTATGCAGTCCTAGCTTGCATAGCTACAGTCTTGGTTTTATTGATCAAATAAGTGTGATCAAGGTAGGTAACATTGTGAATGTTATCAATAGCTTTAGTACCAGCAGGTGAAGTGAGGTAACTAATTACATCTGCACTAGATTTACCACTAACAGTAGCTTCAGTCCAGACATATTGACCACCGACTAGTGTAGGGATCATGTTCCAGATCCTAATATCACCAGCAGCAGTAACTACACCGATGTAACTTTCATCATCATCACGGTTAATGTTAAACCAATAACCGTCTTCTACTAAGCCACTAGTGGTAAGAGTAGTGAGGAATTGACTACCGTTCCTTTTTACAAGACCAAAGGTAGGGTCAGGGTAGCCATTGACAATCTCTGATACTTGACCAGGAGATTTTTTGTTATCTTGCTGAGTACTAACACCACCAAGAAATGTAGGAATCTGTTGAGTAATTGCAGCCATTACCACCTCTGGAGTGCTTTAAAGGGTTGGAATGACTGATAAGCAGAACCTTCCCTTGGTTTACCGAAGTAGGAGTAGTCTCCTTGATTGCATTCATATTCAAGTGCCATAGCCCTACAGAACGCTTCTTTCTGTTGAAGCATCTGGTACTGCGTACTATCTCCTACAATACGACTGGAGACGACTGTAGCAGCACGTGAAGTGATGTAGTCTTGAATAACAGGTGGGATATCAGACCATGGACGTAGCCAGGTAATGTCACAGTAGATGGGTTCATCCCACTGATCAGTATGGTGAAGGCGATCATAAAGCCTACCATTTTGTCTAACTAGATCTACATAAGCATATCCAGTAAGGCTAGGGTTATTTGAGAGGTCAACCTGTAGCGCATTAATTGGAAATGGAATGTACTTAGTAACAGCTTCAGGTTGGAGTAGGTAATCATACTCTACGTTAAATGTCCATCCTTCAGCCTGCACTTCCCTAGATACCTCAAACAGTGTATCATAAGCAATCGCAATGTCCGGATTGGTTACTACGGTAACGGTCGAACCATCAGCAGTAGTGACGGTTTCAGTCTCCAGGGTGGTGGCAGGCGCTTGACCAACTGACGCCAAAATTTGATTGATAGCTTGCAGCTCAGTCTTAGAGCCAGTTGTAGGAAATGGCATAACAATAGTGTTATTTAAGCGTTAATAAAAAGGGGGGACCATTAAGATCCCCCAAGTAAATCAGGCAGTACGGCTAGCGTCAAGGGCTGGAGAATCAGCCTCAACACCAACGTATGCAGTACGAAGTCCTTGAGTCTCCGAGAACACCTTAGAGGCGGTCGTAGGAGCAGACTTGCTAGTACGTGCTACAGCACGACGAACAGCATGGTTGTCAGAGACAGCCAGGTTGCCATTGTCGGTATAAGCAGTACCGTAAGCGCCAGTGATGGTGCGGGTTGCAAAGTTAGCAACACCAGCCACACCGTTATCACCAGCGGCAACAGAAAGATTAGCCATTGGTTACCTCAGTTGGTATACGAAACAGTGTCAACACGGAAGGTTGCACTAGTAGTGCCAGCAACGCTCAGCACGTCACCAGCACGATAACCATCACCACCTGCAACCACAGTCTGTCCAGTGACAGCACCATCAGTTACAGTAGTCGTGATAGTACAACCACTACCGTTGATATTATCAGCAGTAGTAGCTTTACCAGTACCAGCCGTTTGACCAGTACCAGCAGTCAGTCGAGTCACACTAACAACTGTACCACCCTCACGTCCGGGTTCAATCGGAGGGCGAGGGTAGTAAGTTGCACTAGTGGTAACTCCAACGCCGTCAATAGGTTGAGCAGCCATCGGATATTACCTCTAGTTATCAGGAACGAGCCGACTGCAGTTCGATAGCAGCAGCAGGGTTCAGAGTACCAGCACCCATGGCCAGACGACCAACGATGATGTCACCTTGATACATGGTACGAACATCAGAACCAGTGGTCTGCACTTGAGGACCGATAGCTTCCACAACACCCACGGCATCCTTTTGATAGATCAGACCGCAGCTGGTAGAGAAGTCACCAGCGTAGTTGTTGTTCTCACCGTTAACGGCAGAGATGTTACCAGCCAGGAAAGGCAGGTTGTTGGAGCGACGGATGCTGATACCAGCGATCTCATAGAGACCTTCGCCGGAAGTCAGGTTACCAGAAGTGTTACCGTAGTCGCGGTTCAGGATGTTAGTATCAACCTGAGACACGAGTGCGTAGTACTGACGAGGAGACAGCACAGCGGTACGACCTTGCTTGGGCAGGTTCTTTTCGTCCATGATGGAAGCAGCCTCGAAGAAAGCATCAACGAGAGCTTGTGCATCATATTCCTTGGTAACACCAAGTTGGATGATGCTACCACCGGGCTCAGGACCAGGAGCAGCAGTGATAGGATGAGCTTCACGAGCAGCCTTAGCGATCTGACGGAAGATCTTCTTATCATAAGCTTCGGCCAAAGCATGACCGATCTTAGCAGAGATCTCAGAACGCAGACTATAATGTGCAAGAGTCTCATCAAGATCATACACGAAAGCAGACGACACCAGAAGGTCATCCATCACGATGGTCTTCTCAGCCACCGGAGGGTTATTAGTACCCAGGATAGGAGTGCCGGGCTCGTGATATGCCGCCGTCATACGGCCAGTGAAGATGAACTGAGCAGACTTACCGCCACGAAGTGAACGGCTCATCACAGTTCCTTTTGCGATGCAAGCGCTTTCATACGCTTTCATCATCTCACCAGTAAACAGTTTCAGATAGGTTGCGTACTTGGTATCATAAGCAGTACCAAGAGCAAGAGGGGTCGAAGACGTATTATTAATACGACCGACCGGAGTCACAAGAGTGTTAGCCACGATTAGTAAAGAGAGAGTTGTTGTGTACAGTCTCCCTAAGCGCTTAGGAATTCACATGAATAGGCATGTGCATTCAGATATTAGTCATTGTTGTCTGTCTCTCCAGACCGTCATGGCATGAGGTGCCCGCCGTAGCAGATTCATACCAATAGGAGCCAGGTCCGACTCTGAGGTGCCTGACTCCAACCACATTACTGTGGATTTCAGCCCGAGTTAGCGGGAACTATCACGGCCAAGCAGCACCACCAGCTTGAACTTTTACACCTTTCGGGCTCAGTTCAGTCAAGGTTTGTGCAGCTTCACCATAAGCAGAAATAAACGCACGGCTATCAGCAGTAGGAGTTACATACTGAACCGTTACCGAAGAGACCTTCGGATCAAAGGGATTAGCTTTTGCCATTGTTATCCAATAGAAGGGGCTACCAGTGCCACGGGAGTGGTTTCAGCACTGGCAAGGTCAAGAGGGAAGTTGTGAGCATTCTTGAAACCCACTGTCGCCAGTGGCAAGGACTATATCATCACCCATTAGGGTGTCGGACGCTAATGGTGTATTACATGCGGAG